CTCTCTTGTAATCGGCCAATCTGGCGGAACCGGAAAGGAATTGTCGGGCTTACGGTTTGCGTTCGACATCGAGAAGGGCGCGACCGATACGCCTAACAAGTGCAACCTGCATATCTGGAATTTGACAGCATCCACCCGCGCCTTACTTGACGAGGTGGGCGCGGTGGTTATCCTCAAGGCCGGATACGCGCGGGATGTAGGCGCGCTAACTATTTTCACGGGGACGATAACGCGGGCGACCACGTTGATTGACGGGCCTGACCGCATAACCGAACTGGAATTGCGTGATGGCTTTTTCGAGTGGCGCGACACGAAGGCGAGTTTGTCATTTCCGGCGGGATCAAGCGCAAAGGCGGCTCTGGCTGCTATCGCGGCGAAATTTGATCTAACGCTTCGCCCCATCCCATCGGACATTGCGGACCGCCAATACCCCACCGGCTTCGCATTCGCTGGTCGCGCGCGTGAGGCATTGGCCAAAGTCTGCGGCTTCCTTGGGGCAGAATGGTCAATCCAGAACCGCGAATTGCAGGTGGTGGCCAAGGGCGGCGTCTATCGCAAGCAGGCTATCGTTCTGTCGTCCAATAGCGGGCTTATCGGATCGCCGGAGCCTGAAACAAAAACCATGACGGACGAAGCTGCTGCTAAAGAGGGCATCACCGCTGGCCAGACTGGCGTTACGCAGACCATTAAGGCGGGCAAGGCTGCCAAGCGCCTAAAGTCAGGCAAGATGGGTAAGGCGGGCAAGGCGCAAGTCAAGCTGCATGTGCAAGGCTATACCGCAAATAGCTTATTGCAGCCCACGGTTGAGCCGGGAGGCTATGTGCAGCTAAAGACCGCCGATGTTGCTGGCGAGTTTTTCCGCGTGGAGCGCGTGCGGCATTCGGGCGATACGCACGGCGACAATTGGTTTTCGGAATTGACCTTGAGGTATGCAAGCTAATGGCCGAGGTATCAAACGACTTTGCAGATGCCCTGCAATCCATGATCGACGGGCGCTTGGCTGGCGTGAACACCGCTATCGAGGGGCGGATAACTGCCTACGCTGACGGCTATGCAAGCATCGTGCCAATTGGCAAAAAGCGGTTTGCCGATGGCGATGAACTGGATTTTCCCGCCATCCACAAGGTGCCGATTATGTGGCCAAGCTTTGCAGGTGGTGCAGCTGGGTGCAAGGGGCCGATCTTGGTAGGCGACAAATGCTTGCTCGTGTTTGCGCAGCAGGCGGCGGACGATACGGACGATTTACGCCAGCACGATATGACGGACGCTTATGCCATCCCGTTCACCAAGGGCGCTATCGGACCAAGCAATGACGCCATGACGCTTTTTTTTGGAGAAGCATCCATATCCATCGACGTTTTCGGGGTTGTACGGATCACCGCACCTTATGGAGTTATTGTCGATACGCATGTCACTGCGGAGGGATCTATCACCGCTGGGCAGAATTTGGTAATGAGGAACGGGGCGAATGGTACTTTCTCCACGCCAACAGGGCAGACGGTCACCGTTAGCGGCGGCGTCATCACCAATATTGCATAGGGGTAAGCCATGAAAGATATGGGTTCGGAAATCGTCAATACCGATTATATTGACGGACTTATCGCGAAGGTTGAAGCCGCGACCAGCACTGCGGAACTAGAGGCGTACGCGGCGGACCTGCTACAACCTATCAGCGGGCAACTAGCTGGCATACAAGCGCAGATCGAATACCTTGCGCCGTTCCTTGCCCTTTTAAGCCCCCCTACGCTTCCTGAAATTATCACTTGGGTAACAAAGTTGATAACCGCACAAATAGCTCCGCAAGTCGAAGCTTACACCAAGTGCGTTGCGCAGGCGGCCATTATTGCGCAAAAGCTAGCCCAAGCTGAGCAGGCGGTGGAAAAAGCTAAGGCGCGCATCGCCGCCATGCAGAACAAGGCTGACGCCTTAAAGTCTAAGGCGCAAAAAGCGACAAGCGCGATAGGCGTCTAAAGCCCGGCTGCCATTGGCGGTCGGGTTTTCCTTTGCCCGTCGCATAGCCTTTGCAAATTGGCACGGTTTTTGCTAGTGTCCGGCCATGCGCGATATAGCCCTTGCCTCTGACGGTGATTTAGACGTTTCGGCGGGCGACCTGTCGCTTGTCGATGGGGCCGCGAGGGTTCGCCAGCAAATTCAGATCAAGCTGAAGCTTTGGCGGGGCGAGTGGTTTCTCGACACCGAATTTGGCACGCCCTATCTGCCCACCATCTTGGGTAAGCAGCTTACGCTTTCCGGCGCTCTGGCTGCTATCCGCAAATCCATCATGGAAGTGGATGGCGTGAGCGCGATTGACGCCTTTGACTATCAATATAGCGCCAGCGCCCGATCTCTCGCTGTGCAGTTCACGGCGCGCACCCCTTATGGCCTGATTGAGGTGTCTGTATGACTTTGGTTTCCATCACCTCGACCGGCTTTTCCCGCCTTCGCTTGGCAGGGATCAAAACCTATCTTGACGAGCAGGTGACTAGCGCCCTTGGGCCGGTCAATACCGCCGCTGATAGTGTTGTGGGGCAGGTGCTTGGCGTTGTCTCGGCTGCTTTGGATGACGCGCTAGAGACTATCGAGACGGCTTATAATAGCAGCTACCCTGCCACGGCTGAAGGCGTCTCGCTTGATGGCGTGGTGCAGTATGTGGGCCTTGAACGCATTGCCGCCGCGCCCACTACCGCGATTGCTATGTGTTATGGCACCGAAAGCACGGCGGTCCCTGCTGGATCTCTTGCGCGGTCCAATAGCGGCGCGCAGTTCGTTTCCGATTACGACATTGTTATCTCCCGCGCCCGTGCTGGGCATGTGCTGATCGAGGTCAATACTGTTGAGGTTGGCGCAGTCTATCAGGTTATCGCTGGCGGCGTTTCGGTGTCCTATGAGGCGGTTTCCGGCGACACGGCGGCGGATATTCTGGCGGGGTTGGCTGCTGAATTTGACGCTGATGACTTTACCGCCACGGTATCGGATGAAACGCTAGACCTCCGCAAGCCTGATGGCGAAAGCGCCTTTACGCTGACTGTCGGCAGCCGGTTGACGATTGCCACGCTCGGCACACCATGCGCATTCACGGCGTTGGAGCTTGGTGCTACGGCCCTGCCTGCTGGCGCGCTGAATACGCTGGATACATCTATTAGCGGATGGACTGCGGTTGGCAATCTGACCGCTGGCGCGACTGGGCGGGCGATTGAAACCGATGAAGAATTGCGCGTTCGTCATTCTGAAAGCGTTTCGATTACCGGCGCTGCCACGCTTTCGGCCATTCGCGCACGGATCGCGGCGGATGTTGAGAACGTGACCTACGTCAAGGTCTATGAAAACCGGACCGATACGATTGACGCCTTCAACCTTCCCCCCCATTCCATCGAAGCAATTGTTTCGGGCGGGGCCGATGCAGACATCGCGGCCAAGCTGTTTGAGGTCAAGCCCGCTGGCATTGAGACGTATGGCACGGATGACGTAACAGTCACCGATGAAAATGGCGATGGGCAGACAGTCTATTTCACCCGCGCAGCCTCGCGCTACATTCATGTGCGGGTTACGGTCAACGCCTACAATCCCGAAGAGGATTTGACCGCCGATTATCAGAATGCCATTAAATCGGCTGTGGTGACTGCTGGCGCGCAATTCGGCATTGGTGATGATGTTGTGGTGCAGCGCTTCTTTGGCCCGATCTATGGGGCCACGGATGGTCTGGGCAGCATTACTGTCGAATGTGCGGTGACGGACCTGCCGTCCGATAGCCCGACCTACAGCACAAGCAACATTGCAATCGGGCGTGGGCAGGTTTCCGCCTTTGACGCCTCCCGCGTGACGTTGGTGACGCCATGACGGATTACGTCACAGACGCGCAAGGCAGGCTGACAAGCCAGTTTTCGGAAGAGCCCCGCATTCATGGCTTTGTCGGCGCGCTTGTTGGCGGTCTGGCTGATGTTGACGCGGTTTGCGATACGCTGGCGACTGGCCGGTGGATCAGCACGGCGGAAGGTGTCCAGCTTGACGGCTGCGGGGCTATTGTGGGCGAGATACGCGCTGGCCGGACAGACGCGGCCTACCGCGATGCAATCCGCTTCCGCGTGTTTGCCAACACCTCCCAAGGGACGCCCACATTCCTAATCCGAGGGCTGAAATTCCTGACCGCGCCCGATGATAGTCAATACCTAGAGGCTAAGCCTGCTAGCGCGCTGATATTCACTGATGGGATGAACGTGGATTACACCATCCAGCCCATCATGCAGGGTATTGCGCCTGCTGGCATTTCCACCATTCCGGTGATGGTGTCTTTTGGCCAGCGACCATTCCGCTTTGCATCCGCACCTGCCAATGCTGACTTGTTTGTCAATAGCGGCGGCGATGATGAGTTTTTGACGGCTAACGGCGCTGATTTGCAGGTGACCGGCCAAGTGGTGGCTGATGATGGATCGCCCACGCTTGGTGGCCTTGCTCCTGCTGCATTTTCAGTGGGTGGATCTATGCTACTAGTCGGTGGAGGAATTTTAGCTGTGTCTGGTCCGGATATTATGACGCCAATCGGACATGATAATTTGACGGGGGTTTTTGATGGCAATGTCGCTCCTTATGTGACCGAGATTGCGGCGACATTTGATAGTTCATCTATCACCTCCGATAGCACATCATATACATATGATAGCGAGGCTTGACCGTGGAAACGATTGATATTGGCACTATTGCAAATGATGGGACCGGCGACACGCTTCGTGCAGCCGGTGTAAAAATCAATGCGAATTTTACGGAAATTTCGGCAAAAACTGCAATCAAGCCAACCGTCCTTTTTGCCGCTGGCCCGTCTGGACCGATGGCTAACACCGGATCGCCGACATGGTACACGGCATATAGCTACACAATGTCGGCTGACACCATCAAAGGCGGATCGTTTTTAGATTTTGCTATTGATTATCAAAAATTTACCCCAACTTATTATGGTACTAATTGGCGCGTGTCCTTTGTTCAAGGCGCAAACAAAGTTACAGTCGTACAGAGCTACATCACGGCATCGCTTCTTCATGCGTTTATTCGATACAGCATGTTTGTCGCAGACGACAGGCGTACTGCACTGACATTAAACGCAAATGCGCTATCTCAAGCCTCGTTGGGTAGCAGTGGCGCTGATGCTCAAATCGCCCAGACGGGTATTATGTTTTTCAACACTGGATCAGCGTTAGGAGTTTCGGCGCGTGGCAATATAGCCTTTGCAACCTATTCTGCTGCGCCAGTTGCCGAAACTGTGCTGATCGACTTTTCGCAACCTGTAACCTTGCTGTTTGAGATGCAAATTGGCGGCGGCGACTGCTGCCAGTTCGGCGGCGCGATGGTGACGATGTATAAGGCGACCAGCGACAATTACGCCCCGTCGATGTCGATCATGTGCATTGGCGATAGCCTGACCGATGGCACCGGATCGTCTGCCGTGAGCAGCGCGCCTATGGATTACCCCGCGCAGCTTCGCCGCACCCGTTCGGGCGCTCCGTTGGTTAAGATGGGGTACGGCGGAAACACCGCGCAGCAGGTGGTGGACAAGGTTATCGTCACCGATGCCAACCGCGCCCAGCGCTGGAAAGCTCTGATCTGGCTTGGGACGAACGACTTTGTTGCTGATGGCCCGACATGGTGGGCAGCGGTAAAGCCCCAGCTTGATCGTGCCCTTTCCTTGCGTGGCAACAAGCCAACCATCTTCGGCAATTTCCCCCCTCGCGCCTCATGGTCTGTTGGCGATGCCTCCTATGTGGCCATGCAATACATCAACGCCCAGATGGCCGCGACCTATGACACCGCCGCGATGAATGCTCTTGGCATTGGCGTGGCTGATCTATTTACGGCTCTAGCGACAGACGCGGGCAAGGTTCCGGCGGCGTCGATGTATGACGGTGTGCATCTAACGAACTCCGGTTACACGACTGTCGCTGCCACGTTTAATTCGAAAATCACAGCTTTGGGGTGGACATAATGACCACATTTGCCGAGACCTACGTTGGCTTTTCCGATGGCCAGCAAAACGTGGTGGAGCCAACCGGCGCTATCATGGCGCAGGGGTTTATCCCGCAAACCGCATCATCGCGTGGCCAGCCCTTGCCCGCCCAATGGCTCAATTGGCTATTCCAGAAGCTTTTCCGCCTTGCTAATCGTGACAAGGTGGGCACGGCAACCGGCGTTGGCCTTTTCACCACGCCCAACAGCTTTATCAGGCTGGAAGCTTTCGACCGCGCTGACCCGAA